CCCGTTACGAAATTAATCGAGAACAGGTTTTCTACACCTTTAGGCGTAGTTAATGGGATTATTGCATCACAGCAGTGGGGTGTTCCCACTACCAAGCAACTGTCCAGTGATAAGGTAATGTACCCTTTCTGGACTTCTGATTCTTACATACATATGAGTATGTTGGAGAAATCAAAGTTACTTTACCGACGTAAATCGGTAGTTAGCAAGGATGCTACCAAATATGAAAACGTTATGGCCGCACATTACTCTCTTGTAGAGGCTTTGTGGTTTTTACGTTCATATCTGGAAGTATTGGAGGACCTAGATCCGGACTTTCACTTAAAATTCAAGTGGTCCGATTGTATAGGCCTCCTGGTTAATATTTGTAAGTCAAAAGACAGTGTTGCATCTATGAAATATGCAACTGCCTATCCGATGGCTTTTGCTTTAGGTAATGAATTACCAGCAAAGCCAGACGGCCATTTCGGTTCTCCGATGTTATGGACAGGGAACGTTCTTCAATATTTGAAGAATCGTATCCATGGACATGGACAAAGGAAGTACCGTTATGGTTGGTCCATTTTACAGGGAGTGAAAAGGGGTTGTTACCCAGTCAGTCGTGACTATGTTGCTCGGTCTTTGACCGGTCACATGGCCGCGATGTCTTCGGTTCCAGCTACCTTCGATCCTTCTGTATTTTCGGATGTATTAGATAGACTCTTTCATTATAAACGACCATATCGTTTCCATGTATATGAGCCGTCCCACAAGTCGTGTTTTGAACGAACTGTGAAGGAAGGCGGTCAATATATGGAAATAGTCGCTGCACTTAAACTTCAACGTCGTACTAAGATGCAATTCGAGTTTGATAATTTCAGACCGAAGTTGTATCCTACGATGTTTAAGAATTATTTACAGCGGCTAGATTCCTTCGATCTCCCTACCAAGAGAGACCTAGAAGAATACGACGGTTTAAAAGGCTACGTATCGGTTATTCCGGTCTGTGAGCCTTTGAAGGTCCGTATAATAACTAAGGGAAATGCTGTACCTATGTACAGTTCTATCTCTTTACAAAAGGCGATGAAATCTTTTATCGACCAATTTTCTGTGTTTACCCTGACTAACCAGACTCTCGAGAAATCTCATCTATATGAGTTATCCCGGAAAACGGATAGGTTAGGTGTGAATTTCGATAAGTGGGTTAGCGGCGACTATAAGTCCGCCACTGATTTTCTTTCGATAAATTTCACAAAATTGATCTTTGAGAAGTTCTTAGAATCCTTCGAATTATTGGATGACTCTCTAGTTCATCTTTTTCGATCTGTGATCTACGAGCAGCTTCTCGTTTACAAATATGATGAGATCTCTACCGTTGTCCAACAGACAAATGGTCAGCTCATGGGAAGTATTTTATCTTTCCCTATACTTTGTATAGCTAACCTCTTGTGTTACTGGTGTGCATTAAACGAATACCTAGGTTACTTTGTTCCTATCGAGGATCTTCCTGTTTTAATTAACGGGGATGATATCCTCTTCAAGTCAAACGACGCTTTTTACGCCGTCTGGTTGAAGTGGGTATCACTCGTAGGTTTCAAGTTATCCATCGGGAAGAATTATATTCATCCCCGGGTATTCACTGTGAATTCTCGTTGTTTTATTGATGATGGTTCCTTTTCTGAGGTCTTGTATTTGAATGTCGGTCTTCTGATCGGCATGTCCAAGACAGGCCCCCGAGGTGAACTGTTATCATTAACACAGATTCATAACAAGATAAAGTCTTATAATCCGGAACGTGCTTCGAATAGATTTATCCACTATAATGGGAAATCTATTAACGAACTTACGTTGGGATACAAGAATCTTTTCTTGCCTGAGATATATGGAGGCTGTGGTTTTATTGGAAAACCTAAGTACATCACTCCATTACAATCTCAATTAATGCACTATCGCTATAAACTTTGTAAAGAACTCGGTGTGAACCGTTATATCGGTTCAGACTTCCACCGTGAGGAATTAGCATCCTTTCAGTTGACAGACAAAAATTTGCCTGCCCCCTGGAAGAAGAGCTTCTTTCCTTACTGTTGGATCTCTGATCTTGACGTTTCTGGTCCCCATCGGGATCCGTTGTTTTATTCAGTTGATATGAATGAACGGCGTCTCCTCTCTTTTGAACAATCTCAACTGGTTCCCTGTATTGTACCTGTTTACCCTAAGATGAAGAATTTCTTCTCTTGGTTAAGACAGGGTCAACCATATCGAACCCGTTTGGACTATCCTAATTTTGCACTTATGACCTCCGCGATGGTTATTCCAGGTCCCTAACCTGTTCCGGTTTGTGGCTTATGGCCACAAATAAGAACAACAAGGTTGGTAACCAGAAAAACCAAAAGCTAGGTGTTAAGCCGCAACTTAACCGTAAACAATCAAACGTCAAGATTGTTACCGATGACATCATCTCTTATGAAAAGGCTCTTCGTGAGCCTTTCCATGATGATGCTATTGGTGCAAGAGTACCAGACATGTACAGTTATCCAACTGCAACCTATCATTCAGAAGGTGTTATTACCCTGAAGACAGATGCTTCTGGTAATTGTTCTGTAACTCTGTTACCCCATCCTTTCTTGTCTGCAATGGATATGACAGGTAATTCCGTCTCTTCTTCCACAACTGGTTTATTCCAGTACGGAACAAGTGACTTTTTCGCTGCGGCTCCCGTTGCTAACTTGAAAGCGGCATTAACAAACTTCCGTACAGTAGGGTCGGGTTATGAGATTCGAAACCTCATGCCCCAAACTTCTTGTACTGGTAACTTGATTGCTGCGAAAGTTCCTATCTCTGGCCAACTGCCAGGTCCTACGGCCCTTGCTGCTATAACAGACGTTAGATCTGTTGCGCAGGTGGTCTTAGGTATGGACCCAGCAGGTTCTGGTGGTGTATCTCCTTGGTCTTCGGATATTCTTGAATTACCCGAAGCCGACGAGTTGACTATGCAGAATTTGATGTCGAATGCACTCTGTGTTCAATCACGGCCGATAAATGCTGACGCTTTTGTCTTCCGTGCCACTAATAATGACGCAGTAATTCAAGCGGCCAAGAATTTGGCCTCTGGTTTGACTGTCGATAATAGTGGTGCACCAGTGTACATTGATGCTCTTGTCTCTGAGGTGTTTAACGGTTGGGACGCAGTTTTACTGACGTTCCTAGGTTGTCCAGCCTCAACAACTATCGCTGAAGTTCGCTATATACACCATTTTGAGGGGACCCCTGCCTTACCGTCTGGCAAAGGTACAGTAGTCCCCTCGATGGAAGTGGCAAAGCACGTCAACATAAACTCTTTTTGGAGTGTTCTTGACAGAACTTTGTCGTCCCCATCTATCAATTTGGTAGCGAAATACCTCGGCCATGTTGCGGATGAGTATTATCAAAAGAATAAAGAATCTATTTTTAAAGCTATGTCCAATAAAATTGGACTACAGCTGTAGAAGAAAATTAGTCTTAATTGACGAGGCCCACCGCTATGGCGGGATGCGCGAGCCGAATTCTACTTTGCTTGGGTGATGTGTTGTCACATTAACC